GAAGCACCTTGGAGGATGCCAAAGAGATCCTGGCGGCACTCTGGATCGTCTAAGCTGAATTCCCCTCTGCTGGCAGCACTTATTACATCATATGCTGCCATTCCTGATGTCAGAAATATGTTCAGCCCCTCTGCTCCTGTCTTTAGTTTTTTTACCATTTTTACAGCCCTTACGGAACTTATTACTTCTTTTGCTTCTTTTGCTCCCTTTGCTATCTTCTCCGCTGTTGCAGCGATTTTTCCTCCTGCTACTGCGGTATTCATCCCTGGCAGCAGAGACGCAGCGGCTATTCCTGCTGATATGGCGGCTCCTACATAATCAGTGCTCCCACCACGTCCAGTGCCAGCTGGGTTACGTCTAAAAGCATGTCCCGCCAGGTATAGTTGGCATCTTCCAAATGTTCGTAGGTAATGGTACGGTCTGTTCCCAGCTGCAGATAGGCATTTGCTTTAATCTGAAGGATTCCGTCTGCAAAGGTGACACTGGTGGTTCCCACGGAAAAGTCTGCGGCAGTCAGGCCAAACAGATCGATTACTCCGTCGTCAAACTGTGGCGGTGCTTCTTCTTCTGGATTTTCTTCTGTTTCACTGGAACCTCCGATTCTTCCTGCCAGCTCCTGCAGGGTTCCCACTACCTGGAATGGTGCCATCAGGTTGTCTTTGATGTTCTGTTTTAGGGCATCCCATCTTTTTCCGTTTAGATAGGCCAGGGCATCAAACTGGGCTGTGCCGCCGTCTGCCTTGTATTTGTCTTCTCCTGCTGCATACATCTGCTCAAAGGTCTGGCGGAGGGCATCCATGCCGGCAAAGTCTTCCTTTACTGCCTGGATTTCTATGGTTCCTTTTTCTGCGGCTTCCAGCGTGATGTCATGGGTGCTCTGGATTTCAATTCCGTTTTCTTCCTGAAATACAATCTTTGCCTGGTCTCCTCCTAAGCCGTCATATTCCCTTCGGTTTCCAATCAGGTTTAGGGTCTTGTCTCCAAACTTCACCATCCGGTTGTCTGCTGTCAGCATCTTGTCCTGGTATCTTCCAAAGTCGGGGCTGTCATTTACGTGCCGGCTTCCTAAGCAGACGATCTTGTCGCTGTCTCCTGTTTCATAATAGACAAACACCGTATCTCCGATATCCGGCATGCAATAGAAGTAGTTGTTTACGGCATTGGCATAAGGAATCCACCTTGGCGTGTCTTCTTTAGATGGAAACTTTGCCTTGATGTTGGTTCCGTCTACTTCCAGTACGGTTCCGGTCAGGATGCTGGAATGCCTGGTGGTCCCTTGGGATTGGGATATGGACGGCTTAAGCCCTTCTTCATTTGCCAGGGTAACGGCATTGTGCAATAAGCCATGTGCACAGGTGATGGTGCTTTTTGTGACAATCCGGGTACGTCCCTGCCAGTTTACAGCATATCCTGCCCCGATTGTCAGGTCGCTGACTTCCAGCGTAAGGGTTTCGTATTCAAATACCGAGGCTTCCGGGCTGCTGTTTCCCTGCAGGTTTCTTACTTTATCTACGTCCCGGCTGACTTCCTGGCATAACACCAGGCCTACTTCTTTTTTCTGAAAAGGTGCATTTCCCACATGGATCTGACACCCTGCTGTCTTACTGTTGACAAAGAACTGCTTCTGGTACTGGTTTGCGATTCTTCTTCCGAATGCCCAGTCTGTTTCTTTTTCCTGGGACAGCATCTCCGGCACGGGAAGATCCGAATCCAGCTGGAAGATTCCATAGGTTCCGATTCCGGCTGACAGTACTTGGTTCAGTGTCTTCCCGGTTCCCTGGAATGTGGCAGTTTTTTTCTCCTGATCTGTCTGGATGGATGTAGTTTTTGCGGTAAGTTCCACTTCCGTATACTCTTTTTCCTTTAACAGGCGCAGTTCTGTGCATATCCCGCAGAAAACGGTTTCTCCATCGGCTGTTTCCAGTTTTAGGCTGCTTTTCTGATAGCGCAGGGAATCTGCAGGCTCCATCTCTTTTTTGGGCACGAAACGCAGTACCATTGTCCCGTGTTCGTTGCTCTTTTCTTTGATCTGGACGTCTTTTAGATACTTCACTTCCATTGCGGACTGTAACACCAGTCTGCCCAGTTCTGTCTGTTCGTCTCTGGATGCCATTTTGCATGCCTCCTTTCTGGTTTCGTGTTTGTCTTATCTCTGTTTTTTCTCTACTATTGCAAGCAGAGTGACTGCAAGCAGGAGAAAAATAGCTGCAGCTGCAGCAAATTTCATAATAAAAAAAGTAAATTCATGTTTTTCCTGCCATGCATCATCTATCATATATAAGGTAAACATATTGTCTGCCCCATATTTTTCGCAGATTTCTCTCAGATACTCCCTCGCAGTACTGCTATTTGCTTTCTTTATTCCAATTGGAAGTGTTACTGTAGCTTACCAAAATTTTTGGCAAAACTTCTCAAAATATTTGACAATTTTATTTTATAAAAAATGACGGATATATTATACAACATACCCATCACTTTTTATACTATCATTGCTCTGTAGATGCTTCCTCTTCAATACTCTTATATGGATAATGAATTCCTGTAATTATATAATATTCCTCTTCTGTAATTTTTTCTTTGGCTACCATGTTCCAAACCATTTCAACAGTATAATATTTTTTTGAATACCAATACTGGATTTTCTCGAAAGGTGTATCAAATTTTGTAATTCCCATATAATCCTCCTATTCTGGCAATTTTACATCTGCCATTGCAGCAACATAATACAAATTAGACATTATTTGTTCACATTGTGCTTCATTCTGTTCACAACGCGCATCACCTGTTATACTTCTTTGTACCGGCGTTACACCGTCTTTATAATAGAAGGTACCATCTTTATAGATATCTCCTTCACTAACGGAATAATAATCACATCTTACTGCAATTGCATCATTACCATACATTATCCTTGCAATTTGGTTAGCTTTTTCATAATTTGCATATACTGACACACTCTTTATAATAGTGTCAGAAACTACTGCATATACTTCATGTACCATTCTTTTCTCCTTTTTCTCCTTATCTAATTTCCCCATCTTACTATTACAATGCCACTTCCACCAGGTGATGCGGCATTTGCACTATTACCACCACCTCCTCCGCCTCCTGTGTTGTCTTGTCCCGCTGAGGAAGCATAATAAGTGTATGTTGAAACAGATGGCGGGTAGTCTGCTCCTCTTCCTCCACCACCAGCACCACCAGGTCCTCCTTGGTATGCATATCCACTTTCATCATTTCCGTTTACATATGCCCTAAGTCCTGCTCCACCTCCACCACCAGCATACAGTGTCCCTGTATTCTCTCCAAATGCTCTCGTCGTTGTTTGCTGTCCCAACCTTTCTGTTGTACTCGTTGACAGCCTGCTCTGATAAGAATAGTCTACTGCAGAATAATATACATACATTTCGTAGCCATTTGAACCATTTGAACCGCCTTTTTGTCCATGCTGCTGAGTTCCATATGTAGATTCATATTGCGTTGTGCTCTGACCGCCTCCAGAACCACCATTTGTCCCAATACCACCTGATGCTGTGTATGTTCCAAATTTGCTACTACCGCCGTTTGCACCTGCATTTCCACCTGCCCCAACTACTACTGCATATGTATCACCTGGCTTAACACTCAAATTGTATGTTTCCGTATATCCACCTCCCCCGCCTCCTGTGTTTATTCCTCCGCCAGCTCCCCCACCAACTAAAAACACTTGTATGTTTGTAACTTTGTATGGAACTGTAAATATGTCCGAAACTGTAAATATTATTTCGCCTTTAGTTTGATACGGTGTTGCAGTACACTTAACAGCATTTTTTTCAGTGTACACTTTCGTTGCATTTTTATATGTGTACGGAAATGCAACAAAGTAATATGTAGTCCCATCTGTATAAATGCTATTCGAGATTGTTATATTTAATGTACATGCTTCTGTACTGTGTTTGTTATCATTGCTATCATAAAAAATAATTCCATCGGATGAATTTTCAGGATACCCTTCTGTTTTCACCATTACTTTGTATCCTCTTCTTTTATCATCTTCTGGGAAACTTAATACGAGTTTTATATATCCTGGCTCTGAACTCCCTGTTACTGAATACATATTTAAACATGGTTTTGCTTTAATAAATCCGCTTGATGGTAATCTACAAATCACGCTCATATTAATCCCCCCTAATAATAACTTTTATCGGCAAGTCTATAGTTGGCTTATTTCCAAACGCAAATAAAGTAATTTTATCATTTTCTTGTGTACCACTTACTATACCTGCATCAGACATGGATTCCCATTGCTCTGTACTTAATGTTCCTGGTATCACTTCAACATTATTACTTTCTGTTACACAATCGCATCCTATTTCATTGGAATAAGGTTCAGAATCTCCCTTCCAATCAACAGCCAATATTATTTTATCATATGTAACTGATTTTTCTGCTTTATCCCTTCTTAGAACAATTTCATTCTCAAACAGTATAGCCATTCTAGCATTAAATTCACTTGAATGTTGAGGATCGGATGTGCTAAATGCCTCAATTTCTTCATGAAATGTTGGATTAGTAGATACATTTAAAATAGACAATCTAACCTCCCCCTTCTAATATGTATCTTCAATTGTAAATTCAGCTGGAAATTCATCTTTTCCTTTGGGTAGAAAACATGCTATTGCGACTACATCATCATCTTCATCTATCAATGCAATTTCAGATATGTACTCACCAACGCACTCATTCTCAGATAATTTAATAACATACTCATAGCCAGTGTCAGAAGATACATTTGATGATGAGTACTCCTTTCGTATTACCTCATTTTTTAATCCAATATCAGCCGATAAAGGGCATCTAATACTCCCATCAGACTCTGTTCCTCCAGTTCCTAATGCTATGTATTTTATCTTAGGAATTGTGCCTGTATTATTTCGTGCATCTGCCATTTTTCTTCGCGCATTCTTTGTAATCACATACTCCATTATGCTACCTCCAAATCAATTTTTACATTTATAGAATATGAATGTTTTAATATGAACCTTGTCTTGTAAGATACTGCATCATTCTTTATTTTGTTATTTAAAAACGTACTGCCATCCATTATATATTTACCATCAAGACGTATATAATCAAAATAGTAAATAACGAAATGGAACTTTACTTTTGACAATTTTGTTGATACTTCATTGGATAATATTAGATCTAATTTATATATGAAATAGTAATTGTCCTTAGCCCCAACTTCCTTTGTCTTTCTAACCTCTTTCTTAAGTACATCAAACCCTATATAGGTTTCATCTGCCTCTATTACTAATATGACATAAAACTCAGCCCATCTAGTAGAATCACCTGTAAAGCTCTTTGCTGGTACGATTGACACATTATTAAACCCAAGAGACCAGACAGCAAGTATTACGCCTTCATTTGTTCCACCCAGCCTACACACCTCTGTATAATTTGCAATTCGTTTTCGGAAGTTTTCATTGTCTTCTCCTGCATATCGAATCATATTCCTGTCACTTGCATGAACCAAAAGCATAACTGGATCGCAGGTCGCGATCATCGTTTGTTCGCGAGCTTTATATAAGCATTCCATCGCATCATCAAATCGTTTTCCAAGTACATTGAAAAGAATATACCACTGATTCAACGATTTCTTCACTTTTTTAAATGGTGAGGTAAGCAGATAGTACATATAATCGCAGAACTTATCGAACATTACGCACCCCCAACATTTTGAACATCTACCGAAAGCGTACCAAGCATAATTACTTGATCATTTTCCAATTCCATATCTGATGCTGGAACTGTAATTACTGTCCTCTTATAACTACTTATCGAATCTTTTAAAATGTATCTTATATCATCTAAATATAAGCAATTCATTTCTTCTCTTTTACTGAGTTTCATCATGTTTTCTATAAGATTTTCAGCTGTTTCTTTTATACCATTTGTATCTGCATCTTTTGCAATATATATTGTACATGTGATATCTTGTTCAATTATCGTTGATGACTTATATAAAAAATCATCGTAATTTCCTTTTAAGTACGCTGTTGCTTCTTCCACATTGTCTAAAAGTTCCTGTGTGGCTTTACCTGTTGTACTAGTTATTATAATATCAGTTGTCCCCTGTCCTCGTGGATGCTGAGCATCCACCTGAACAGCAAGAACTCCACTTACACCCAGAGCAACATTCTTCAGTTTCTCTTCTATTGTCCTCTCTGCAAGCTCAGCCCATGAACCCTCTACTCTCTCCCTTAGACTCTCGAGTTCCTCTCCGTCAGCTCCTTCCTCATAAAGCCAACCTTCTTCATTAGATACACTGGAAACTCCATCTAAATGTATCATTGAAACTGTAATAGTTTCAGGTGCAACATTATAATCAGTTCCTGCCTCTTCTGCTTCTACAAGAACAGCACCTGTTTCTTCTCCTGCTCCTATAACTGTAGTTTCAAGCACGTAATACTTAAGTTCTCTTCCATTTATATCTGGAACAGTTTTAAACATGTGTCCTTTCGTAATCTGCAAAGCATTTGAGTAACTGTCACGATAAACAGTTACATATCCTTTTGTCTTAACAGAATCTTTCAATGTCTTTCCAAAGTCGGCAGCTTTTATAATAAGCCAATCACCTTCAGCATGCTTGATAAATGAGGAATTTACAATTGTTCTTGCAAGTTTTTTTAATTCAATATAGATTTTGACAAATATCCTAATAATGAAGTAGAAAATTCCGCCCTTGCTAAAATTGTTTATAATAAATCCCTCTTTGCCAAGTTCCTCTTTTATCGTCTGCATCTCTTCCTCTTCATCAGGTATAGGGCATATCTTATCAAGTATTTCATTATCTATCATTCTGTCTCAACCTCCACTTTCTCCGCAGATAGCTCTATATTATATTCCTCTTGTGAATCCTGTTTTGAAATACTTACTGAATCGTAGAATGTTCCATTACTGTAACTTATAGATTGTTTCGTCTTTGCTGGATCAATGTATTCTCTCTTTGCAAGTTTACTCGAAACTCTTTGTCGAATCTCGCTTTCTGTGAACTCGTCATATTCTGCATTTGCAAAATCAAGCATACCAAATCCATAACTTTCATCTGCATCTGCATCTTCGTAAAACAATTCTCCTTCTTGTGTCAAAGTTTCCATTCTCAAATCCTGCTTCCAGCATTCATCTCCAGTTACAACTTTAAACTCACCAGTTTCATCAGGAACAGGCTGCCCGTTATTATCAAGCATGATGTCTGTACAATCTGTACCTACAACATTCACGGTAAACACCTCCCTATTACATGTACGCCACTTCCACCATACAAAAGCAGCACTATAACAATATCTCCAATTGTTACATCTAATTTTGTTTTTACTTGTGGAATTTCAGGAAAGCTTTCGTCTGCATTCATGGCTTTATCAAGCATCTTTAATGTACATGTAAATATAGCATCTTTTTCGGTCACTTGTACTACCTTTGCATACATCCCTGATGGATATTGAATATGTGGATAATCTGTTTTAATTTGATTATTTAATTCCTTTTTTACGAATCCTGCAAGCATATCTGACATACCATCACCTTCCCTTGAAATAAATATACATTCTTGTCTGCCCTTTTGAATCACTTTTTACAATTGTCTTTTCCACTTTTGTAATACCTGAGTATTTTGAGTGTATTAGTTCTATCTGTTGGCTCTGATGAATCCAAGGAATTCCAAGTGTTTTACATTCCCACAAGTCCCCATACTTCTGCATGGATAAGATATTCTCATTTTCTTCTAATACATATATCTCATCTTGCTCTGGTATAACCCCCCAGTAGAATACTTTATTTTTGAAAAAGAAATCATTATCAATTCCCCATATAGAATTTACCTCAAGTATTGCTTTTATTGCATTCTGCTTATTAACCACAAATACATCCTTAGTCCCATACTCTACTGTTGACAGCCTATATTCTTCAATACCTGCTTGTGTCAATATATATTTAAGAATGTCCTGTGGATCGCATAATTCAAAGGATGCTTTTATGACAGTTCTTTCAAGCTTAATCATATCATCCCGAATCATGATTTCCTTCCAGTAGTCTTTTTCTGTCTTTCTTACATACCCAGATATAAGCATATCATAGTCATCATCGTATCCAAGTTCAACAACAGCCTCTTCCATGTCCTCAAAGTTAATAATGCCTTGTAACTGAGTTGTAAGTTCTACTCTGCACCAGTCACTTTTTGCTTCTCTACTTGAAAAGCATTCAACCTCGATGCCAGATGTTAATTCATACTTTTCAAGGATTACCCGAAACTCAGGTGATATCAATTTCTTGTATCCCATCTACACACCTACTTTGTCAACTTCTTTGCTTTTAACTTAGCTTTTGATGTTCCTCTTATTCTATTAGATGGACTTTTTGCTGTGCTCTTAGTACTCTTACTTTTCTTACTGTTTGTAACCAATTTAGAGTTGTCCTTAGTGCTCTTACTTTTCTTCTTAGTCTTTATTCCAGCCACAACTGGAGCAAGGAGCTCCAGTGTTGCTGTTCTTTTGCTTTCTGATATTATCTTTTTTGTATCAAGTTTTTTAAAATATACCGTTGAAATTCCTCTGGATGAACAATCCTCATTAACAATCTTAAGAAGTCTGGCTTTTTTCTGACCATATGGTTTAAAAAGACGCTGCATATCAGAAATCTGTTCTAATGTTGTCTTGGTTTTGGAATCCTCAAGGATAAACTCAATTATTATTGAAGCACCTTCATAACCAGTTGGTTGGTTTGCCTTGGTTTTTCCTTTATCATCTGTAATATCTTCAATCGTAGCAATTTCAGATATTTCTATACTTTGCATTTGCCCATAGAGCTTTATTCCTCCAAGCTTTATATTATGTTCCTGAACTAACAGCATCTTTATCACCTCATATTATTCCATAACCAAATCATCATCTGAGGAATTTTGAGAATCCTTAAGTTCATCAATTAATTTGTATAACATATTCAAATCTTTCAATTTACTTATATCAACTTTCAACTCCAGTTTCTGAATAACAACATTGCCACTTTTTGATGTTTTACTTTCTTTATTTACAACTGTTTTCTCTTTTTCTTTAGACGTTTTACTTTCTTTGTTAAATAACTCTTTTACATTTAATACAGACGTATTACTTTCACTCTCACTTGATTCACTATGAAACAGCTCTCTAAGATTTTTCCATAACTCTGATAAAGGAACAATTGCCTCGGCTCCTGCTTCCCCTCCAACCATTAGATTACTACCGTTTGCCCCGAAAATAGTAGGTGATGTCATAATCCCACCGTTCTTGTACCACTCAACTCCGAACTTCGGAATGCTAAGTGGATTAAGGCTAAACTTTCCTGTTGCTGAAAAGTGTGGAAGCTTTAGCTTTGGAAGCGACCATTTAAAATCAAGAAACCCTTTGATTTTATCTATTCCTGACTTAACTTTCTCCTTTGCACTGTTCATCTTGTTTTGTATAGATGTAACAATTGATGTGAATTTATTTGTTACTTTATTTTTTATTGAAGTAAGTTTTCCGCCTGTCAGATTATCAATAAATGTGAATCCTGCTGTGTACTTACCTTTTACACCTTCCATAGCAGCGGCTGCTATACCTTTTATTCCGCCTCCATGAGACTTGTACGCTGATTTCATATTATTAAGTTTTTGCTTAACTGTATCAGCCGCGGCAGTCATAACCGTACTAAACACATTCTTAACAGCATTCATGCCTTTACTTACTACAGATTTCATTTTTCCTATCTCAGCTGAAGCATTTATTCCTACAGACTTTAATGCACCTCTAACTGTATCTAGGAAACCATTTGCAAAGCCTGTTATAAACGATGCGATTGCTGTAAATCCATGTATAAAAAATGACTTTATATTATTCACAGCCACACCTGCATAATCACATGCTCCAGTGAAATCTCCACGAAATAGTGCAACGATTGCATTTATCACATTTGCAACAAAGCTCACCAAATCAGAAAAAGCATTAATTAATGGTTTAGCCGCACTTGCCGCACCTGTAAGTATTCCAACAAACATCCCAATTGCTTGTACCAGTGTGGTTCCAAATGCAATTGCAAGTATATGTATTATTGGTTGTGCCGCAACTCCAAGCTCCTTCAGCTTTTCTCCTGCTGTTTGTATTCCTGGTTGTATGTTTGACCAAGCAGATTGAAATGTATCTTTAATCTGTCCAAATGTTCCATTCCAAAAATTCCGGAATGAATCACATTTTTTATACAGAAGAACAAATGCAGCCACAAGTGCAACTATTCCAATTATCACCCATGTTACAGGTGATGTAAGGAATGATGCATTCAATAATGTATTTGCTCTTTTTACAATATCTATTGATGTTTTCAGTGATGTAAACGCTTTCCCTGCTGTTCCTATAATTCCCAATGCGCTTCCCATAACCACGAAAAAAATTCCTAAGTATAGTACCAATTTCATAATAGTATTTACTGTAGACTGATTTGAACTTATCCAATCAGAACTTTTTTTAATCAGCCCGCTTACTTTATCTGCAGCCTGATTAATTGCAGGGAGCAATCCACTTCCTAATGCTTCAACATTATTATGTATCTGCTGTTTAATTGTCTCAAATTTTTGTGCAGGAGTATTTTGGATTGCCTCTGCCATGCTTGTTGTATTTTCTGTCCCTTTTTTCATGCTCGATGCCAGATCACTAATTCCATTTTTAAGCGTATCCGTTTTATTGTACAGCAAATCAATCATAGCAATTGCTTCATCAGTACCAAATGCGCTCTTTAGTTCTTGCTTTTCTACCGCATCAATTGTATCTCCATACTTTTCTTTAAGCTTTTCCAAAATTTCTGGAGTTGATAATAACTTGTTATTAGCATCTGTAAACGATAATCCCAGTTTTTCTCCTGCCCCTGATGCAGCATTAAGAAAAGCTTTATATTTTGTTCCAGCTTCCGATCCAGACATTGTAGCCTGAAGCTGTCCAAGGATAGCTAACTGTTCTTCCATTGATACATTTGCATTCGTGGCAGTTGCCCCGATTGTCTGGATTGCTCCAGCCATCTCAGAACCACTTGTTTTGTAGTTCTTAACAGCTGTAGCAAGCCCTCCACTAAACATTTCTCCAAATTCCATGTCCGACATGGAACTATACTGATCTTTATAAATTCCATACGCTGTTGCAAACAACGATGTCATTTCTCCAGTTGTAGACTTTGTTGCTTTTGCTGTTAAACCAGACAGCTCTGTGAACTTAGCAACACCCTCATCTGTCAGCGATGCTATACCGGACTTGATATCATATGCAGCTGTAATAAAATCACTTTTTACTGTTCCTGCCCACTTATTTGAGAAGTCCCTTGCTGCATCTTCAACAGCTCCCAAATCCTTTACTCCTAAAGATGCAAGTTCTCCAAGTGCATCCTGTGTGTCAAATGTAGCTGTAACAGTACTTAGTGCTGCTCCAGCGATAGAACCTCCAACTGTACTCATTGTTGCTCCAACATTCTGCATCTTCTGGAACGTTGTATTTAAGTTATTCACAGAGTCGTTCACATTACTGTTGATATTCTGCATTTTATTACTGAGGTTATCCACAACGCCAAGGACAACCGAAAGTTTAAAGATAGATTCCATGCCCATAAGCATCATTCCTCACTATATAATGCTTTTTTAATTCCAATTTCCAAATCTTGAATTCTTAATTCTCTTATTATATCTGCTTGTGCCATATAATAAAAGAATTCTTCAAATTCCATATCTTCCGAAGTTTTAATCCCCAAGTACATATAAATTAATATCTTTCCGTACTCGATAAAATTTTCTTCAATATGTTTTTTGCAGTCTTCTACAGCTTTTTTAGTGAGATCTCCTTTGATAATCCAAGCATTTCGAGCAGCTTCTCTCCAATTGATAGTGCCGCTGCCGGGTACTCTTCTAGGTGTTCACGTAAAGATTCTTTTTGTTCTGGCACAATATTGTCCAAAATAAATACACGTAAAGCTTTGGAATTTGATGTAGAGGCTGTTTTTACATACCTATCATAGCTCTGTGTTTTCGGCTTGTTAAAGATAAACGTAAATTCTTTTTCTGTTTCATCATCAATTCCCAATGTAGTTGTAATCACATACATCCTTCCGCTTTCAGCATACTTTTTTTTCAATTCATCAATTGTTGCTTTTTGTCCTGCTTGTACTTCTTCTGATTCATTTTTATTTTTTTCATCATACATAATGTTTTCCTCCTGACATTTGCCAACTATTTTGATTACGCTTCCATTCCATTAATTTTTATGCCTCCAATAGCCATCCCATCCAAGTCTACTTTTATTGACTTATCTCCTTGTGCTGCCTTAAAAGATCGCTTTGAGAATACAACTTTTGTAAGTGTATCTGTACAGGTTTCAGTTCCAGAATCCGCATAGCAGACAACAATCTTCGGAATTATGTAATCATAAAAATGTTTATATCCATTTTTCTTAATCACTTCACACATTTCATTAAAATCTTCCCGAAGCATTGAGAGCTTAACAGAATTCTTCTTATTTCCTGTTCCATAACCTCTTATCTTTCCACCTTTACCATAAATGACTTCAACATCATTTTCATCATCATATGAGATTTCACTAGGCTCAATATTTTCCATA